AAGAATACATCTACAGATAGTGATGAATTAATGGTCGTGAATAAACTGTTAAAAGGAGTTGAAGAACAATGAATTTATTTGAACTTAACGAAAAATATCGCGAACTAGAACAACGTGATGATTTAGATCCTGAAACTTTGAAAGATACATTAGATTCGATCAACGATAGCCGTGAAGTTAAGCTCGACAACATCGCGAATTGGGTTGAGAACAACCAAGCAGATATTGATTTCTTGGATAAAAAAATTAAGCAACTACAAGCTGATAAGAAATCATTAGTCAATCGAACTAAGTCATTGATGGAATACATGACAACAGCAATTGATGATTCTGGTTTGAAAGAACTCAAGACAGAAAACCATATTCTTAAACCACGGAACTATCGAGCATCAGTTTACATCAGTAACGAGAAAGATATTCCAAGTGAATTTGTAAAATTCAAAGCAGTTGAAACCATTGATAAAAAGGCGATTTATGAGCTGCTTAAAAACGGCGAAACAGTTCGCGGTGCTGAATTAAAACCTAATCGAAAGACGGTGATTAAGTAATGGAAAAATTAACATTAGAAAAAGAAAAGTTAATTCAAACAACAAAGCCTGTATATGTAAATATCGATACTTGGTATAAAATTTCACAGCTTAAAGCTGATACTGGAGTTCCAATTGGAAAAATTGTTGACAAGTTCTTACGTTGGGGAATTAAAAATGTAGAAATTGTCGAACATAAAGGGGATGAAGAGTAATGCCGAAGAAAGATTTTAAAACTGTCACTCGCAATCAAAACTGGAAGATCTTACTTTATGGAAAACCAGGGGTTGGAAAAACCTCCACAGCTAATCAATTAACAGGACGTGTTTACCTGCTTGGATTCAATGATTCGTACAAAGTGTTAGGCGAACACGATGACTGGGGACTTTGGGAATTAGACCAAGAAAAGCCGATTGAAGATTTGAAAGATTTTTTCAATGATTTCAATCCTAATGATTATGACACTTTAATTCTCGATGATATTTCAAATTTTGAAAAAGTGTGGTTTCAAGAAAAAGGACGAGAGAGCAAAAACGGAATTAGCAATGAATTACAACACTATTCGCAATGGACTAATTACTTTCTACGTTTCATTTCAAAGCTATACAGCATGCCAATCAATATCCTGACAACATGTTGGGAACAGCAGGTTGAAGTGACAACTGAAACGGGTCAGCAATTCATGCAATATGCGCCAATGCTTAGAGATAGTGTACGGAGCACATTAATGGGACTTAGTGATGTAGTTGGTAGGGTAGTTGTTAAACCAGAAACTCACGAACGTGGAGTGATTCTTGAAGGCAATGACAGTGTATTTGCTAAGAATCGGCTAGATAATCGCAAAGGGTGCTTAACATCGGAATTATTTGAATTCGGTGATAAATAATGTTCAAGCCATATCCATATCAACAGGAATTGATTGATAAAGCTAGAAATAGTTTAGCTAAGGGAAATCAATCGGTTTTGATTGTCTCTCCAGCAGGCTCAGGAAAATCAATTGTCATTGCTGAAATTGCACGGTTAGCAATCAATAAAGGTGGTCATGTGATGTTTATGGTTCATCGTAAAGAATTAGTTGAACAAATTAAAGAGACGTTTTTGAAAGATGAAATTGACTTATCACATACCACAATCATGACGGTTGGAAGAATCAAAAATCGGTTAGGCAAGTTGCCAAAACCAACATTAATCATCACAGACGAAACACATCATAGTTTAGCTAAGACATATCAAACAATCTATGAATATTACTCAGATGTTCCCAGACTTGGTTTTTCTGCCACACCGTGGAGATTATCGGGTAAGGGTCTAAAAGACGTCTATGACGATATGGTTGTTGGTCCGTCAGTTAAATGGTTAATTGAAAATCACTATTTAGCGCCTTTTAAAATGTATGGTTTCAAGGCTGATACCAGTGATTTGAAAAAATCATCAACTGGAGATTATACCAAGAAGTCAATGGATGACATGACTAGCAAGATTATCCACGGCGATATCATCCGAAATTGGAAAGATAAAGCCAACGGAAGAAAAACAATTGTTTATTGTCATTCAATCGAATTTAGCAAAAAGGTTGCTCAATGGTTCAATGATGCAGGCATCCCGGCTAAACATGCTGATAGTAAAACGCCGGCAAAAGAACGAGATGAGATCATGGATAAATTCCGTGAAGGAAAAATCAAAGTGCTTTGCAATGTAGACCTTGTAAGTGAAGGGTTTAACGTTCCAGATTGTAGCTGCGTAATTATGTTAAGACCAACACAGTCGTTAGTTCTCTACATTCAACAATCAATGCGTTCAATGAGATACGTTGAGGGAAAAACAGCGGTCATCATTGATCAAGTTGAAAACTATAAGAACTTTGGTTTGCCAGATGCTGACCGACAGTGGTCTTTGAAAGACCGCAAAAAAAAGAAAAAATCAGGTAAATCAGTTGGGCCGGCAATTAGAACGTGCGATGAGTGTTTTGCAGTTATTCCGGCGCAGTGTATTGAATGTCCAGTTTGCGGAGCAAAGCTAAAGGTTGAAGAGAAGAAAGTAAAAATAGATGAGAAAGCTGAATTAGAACAGGTCGGTGGTTTTAATTTAACCGTAAATAAGCTAGCAACGAAAAAGCCAAGTGAGTTAAAAACAATGAATGAATTGCGGGAATACGCAAAAATCAAGAAATATAAACCACAGTGGGTATATTTTCAAGCTAAAAACAGGGGGTGGATTAAATGAAAGGGATAAGTATTAGAGAAAGGAATGGGAAAACGTATTATCGAGCTATTTATCAAAGCCAAAAAGTAAAATATGAAAGAACTTTTAGAGAACTAAATGATGCAAAAAAGTGGTTGGAAGAAATTCGTAAAATACATCCGCAAGAAATAAAAAGACTTCCTCGAGAAAATGAAATCTTTACTGATATATCCTTTTCTGGTTTAAAAAATCAAAGTGACAAAAACTTATATATCGCTTTTGATAAACAATCTAAAGTCTATCGTTTAGTAACGAGTGAACAAATCAGAAATAAAAGAAAATGCAGAAATCGAGGGACCATCAAAAAAAATAAATTCGGAACATATGATGTAATTTTAGGGCTTAATAATCGTCACTATCATATAGGAACTTTCAAAACTTATAGTGAAGCACAAAAGAAAAAGGAGGAAATTGCGCGACAAGCCGCTTTAGGAAAAACCATTAAAATTCAAACACGAAATAGTACTGGGTATAAAAATATCAGCAAACATTATAAGAAATATTGTTTCAATTTAAACAAAAAAGATTATAAAATCAGCAAATATTTTAACACTCTCCAAGAAGCCTTAGATTTTAGAGAAAAATATTTTAAAGAGAATGGCTTAGAAATGCCGAAAGATTATATCGAATTAAATTTTAATTAACAGGAGGAATATAAAATGTCAGATTTTAACTTTACAACAGATTATTCAAACAACAACGGTGGAAACAGTGTATTGCCAGCAGGTGAATATGAATGTGTGATTAATTCAGTCGCTGAACAAGCAACCCCACGTGGAGCAGAATCAATTCATTTTGATTTGGTCGTCCGTAACGATTTAGACCAAGCAATGCCTGAAACCAACGGCAAACATCATAATCAACATATTTGGTTAGATGAATGGAAACGGCGTACAACCAATCGATATGATAAGGGAAACATTCAATACTTTGCTGAAGCCGCAGGTATTCCAGAAGGAACGCAAATCACATCAATCGAACAATTTTGCCAATTGATGTATCACAAACCAGTAAAAATCAAACTCAGTGTTGATGAATCTGAATATCAAGGTAAAAAGCAAGAACGTAACTCAGCTGCTCCTTGGGACTGGAAAAAGACACAATTCCCACAAGTTGCACATCAATGGAAGAAGTCAAAGAGCAATGACGATGATCCATTCAAAGAACAAAGTAATGGACCAACTATTTCAAACGAAGATTTACCATTCTAGAAACAATGTAGAGCAGTGACTTTAAACCACCAGACGGGTGAGATGCCCGTTAATAATTGAAAGGAGGCGCATTAATGGCTTACGAAAAAATTCCTGAAGAATTACAGAAGTTAAATCAATGGGGAATTTTCCATAAAGTATGGGTTCCAAAGCGTAAAAAATATACCAAGATTCCATTAAGCCCATGGGACGGACGTTCAGGAAGTTCAACTGATTCATCTACGTGGTCTGATTTTAAAACAGCATTAAGAGCGTTAGATAAATATGACAATGCCGATGGTTTAGCATTCTACTTCGCTAATGGTTATGTTGGCTTAGACATCGACCATATCGGTGATGAGCTTGAAAAGGTTCGCTTAGGTGACCGTGACCCTGAAAACTTTGTCATGAAAGCTCGTGAATTGACTAAGAAAACCTATATGGAGGTTTCACTATCAGGTGAAGGTATTCATTGCATTTTCAAAGGTAAGATTCCAGGCAAACGTAGACGAAAAGGCAGTTATGAAATGTATGAATCAGGACGTTTCTTTGCTTTAACAGGTCATACGTTAAACAAAAAGCCTGAAATCAAATCATTAAATCAAGAAGAAATGCAAAAGCTATACAAGCACTATCTTGGTTCTGATAAAGAGATTCCATTGCCAACTCAACAAACATCTGATTTTAAGAATGATCTATCAATCTCAGAGATCATCGAGAGAGCAGAGAATTCATCAACTGGAGAACGTTTCAGAGTTTTCATGAAAGGCGGTTGGGAACAATTTTATCCTAGTCATTCCGAAGCCGATCTAGCGTTTGCTAATGACTTAGCTTTTTGGACTGGACGTGATTTTCAAAAAATGGATACCATTTTCAGAAATTCAAGTTTGATTCGTCCAAAATATGATGAGAAACACGGAAAAACAACTTATGGAATTGGTTTATTAAATAAAGCCATTAATGAAACAACTGAAACTTATAACCCTGGTCACAAGCAAGAATTGAAGTATGATTTTGCTTTTTTGAAAGACGATAAGCAAGAACACAAACCACATTCTTGGGACGACACAGGAAATGCTGAACGGTTTCTTGATAGATACGGGAAAATTGCTAAGTATTCATACATTGATAAGAAATGGTATCTCTACAACGGAAGTTATTGGGAAATGGATACGACTGGCGAGATCTATAAATTGATTGACGCAGTTATTCAGGATATGAAAAACGAAAAAATCGTCATTCCCGATGATGTAGACGATGAAGAAAAATACATTAAAGAATGGGAAAAATTCAAGAAAACATCACGTAGTCATCGCAGCAAAGACAACTTGGAAAAAGAAATTCAACACCATATTGATGTGTTGCATGACGAATTCGACCACGAAGATATGTTACTTAACACAAAATCAGGATATGTTGATTTAACAACTGGTGTTCTTCATGACCACGACAGAGAGAAGATGTTTTCAAAAGAAACAAATTCAGAATACACCGACAATATCGATTGTCCTGAATGGACTAAATTTCTTGATCAGATATTTAACCACGATGAAGAAATGATCCATTTCATTCAAAAAGCAGTTGGATATTCGTTGACTGGTTCGGTTGAAGAACAAGTAATGTTTATTCTACTTGGAAATGGTCGGAATGGTAAGTCAGTATTCATTAACACGTTGAATTCAATGTTTGGCAGTTATGCAAAAACAATGAATGTTTCATCAGTCATGATCCGAAACAATTCAGGTGGTGCTAACTCAGATATTGCACGTCTAGAAGGCGCGCGGTTAGTCATTTCAAGTGAAGCTAACGAAGGCAGTCGATTAGATGAATCATTGATTAAACAAATTACTGGTGGAGATACAGTTGTTGCTCGTTATCAATATGGTAGTGAATTTGAATTTAATCCAAAGTTCAAATTATGGATGGCTACTAACCACAAGCCTTTAATTCGTGGAACTGATGATGGTATTTGGAGACGTATCATTTTAATTCCATTCAAAGTTCAAATTCCAAAAGAGAAAGTTGATAAGAAACTTGAATCAAAATTAAAACGTGAATTACCAGGAATTTTAAATTGGGCTGTTCAAGGTGCAATTGATTGGCAAACGGAAGGGCTAAATCTTCCACAGAGTGTTGCTGATGCAACTAATGGTTACCGGAAAGAAATGGACATCATTGAACTGTTTGTTTCAGATAATTGTGAAGTTGGTTCTGATTATCAGGCACCTGCCGCACAGTTATATCAATTGTACAAAGCATGGGCATCCACGAACAACGAATATGTGATGTCAAAGAACAAGTTTGGCGAAGAAATGAAGAAGAAATTTGAAAGAAAACGTATATCAGCAGGAAATATATATCTTGGATTGAGAATTAAGCCAGATTCAAGGCTGCAATTCGTAAGCAATAGCTAAGAGTGTATACCTTGAATGTATACCTTACAAATTGTTCAAACCTTTGGCAACACTGATTTAAAGCCTTATTTTTTAATAATGTATACCTTACTTTAAAAAGATTATAAAAAAAGAAAAAATAAATATATATATAGAAGATAGTTTTGAACAAAGTGTACATTGTGGAAGAAAAATAGACTAAATCCTTTATTTGAAAGGCTTGCATCAATTGTGTAGGTGTGCATTAAAGGTATGCATTGTGGAGGAGAAAACACACATGAAAGAATTAAAAATTGAAGGAATCACTATTGAAAATTTTAAAACAACTAAAGGTGATATATATAACTGTTCCGAAGAAAAATATAATACTCCGACAACAATTGAATTATTAGCTCCTGATGTAGATCTTAACCAATTGAAAAACGTAGCTGCATCAGTTTTAGTAGATGTCACCTTTAAAATTCGGGAGGATTAAATGACAGCTGAACATGAAATTCAATCAAAAATCATGCTTGCGGTTTCCAAACACAATTGTTTGATTGCTCGAACTAATGTGGGTAAACGTAAAACAATTGACGGACGTTGGTTCAATGCTGGACCACCACCTGGATGGCCAGATCTAACCGGATGCAAGTATGACAATGGAAAAATATTTTTTATTGAATGCAAAAACGAAACAGGAAAACCACGTGATGTGCAGATTAAATTCCATAGACTATTGCAAAAACACAATATCATTCATGGAATTGCACGCAGTGTGGATGACGCATTGAAAATTATTAATAAGGAGTTAGTTGGTTATGGTTTCGAGAAATATGATTGACCTTAAACAAATGATTAAACATAAACGTTATCGTAGATTTCTGTTTACACGAAAGGAGCAAATCAGATGGATAAAGGAACGGTAATTATGAGAAACGCAGATATGAATAAAGAGGCGTATTTAAAAAATTTTCCTATGGAAGAAGAAGTAGTAACAGATTTATTTGGAAAGAAAATTCTAAAAATAGGTGACCATATTATTGATGAATTAAAAAAAGAAGACATCACGTATAGTCAAGCGTACGCTAGTCTTCAATATGTTTATGACAAATTAAAATATGAATCTAACTTTTTAAAATTAGATTAACTGAATACTAATTGGTTTGATAATATCAGAGTCATCTAGAGTATAAAATTCTAATTTCTTTTTAGGATTAGCTAAAAATTTAACATTGTATATGCTTTTTCCTAAGTTCAATGGATTATTTTTAACTCCCTCTAGATTGGTAAAGGCAACAAGAGCGTCAAATAAAACGTCTAAATGGTTTGCATAAAATATAGGAGTATCTCGAAAATCGGAATCAAACTTTGTTAACTTAATAAAGTTTGATCTTAACTTAATAGAAGCTTCTCTATTAGAGAAGCGAAAATCAACAAGTTCAGGAGCTGAATATTGTTGATTAAAAATTAGAGGTTTTCCTTTTCTATCAACTTTATAAGGTAGGCAGGTAATTAATTTACCGTTTAAATTCCAAATAATTTCGGCTTTCCATACAGGTTTTAAGTTTCTGATTACTTGTGATGCAATGTCAAAACCAAAACTAAATAATCGTGACTTTTCTAAAGATTTATTCATAAAATCACTCCTTATTAAAATATTTATTTAAATTATACCACTATATATAGGGGGTATCAATATGATGGAACACAAAATATGGAATAAAATTCAAAGGCTATTAGATAAAAAGAATATGACTGTTTGGAGATTAGGAAAAACAATGGACGTCAGTGATTCCGTTCTTAGAAATTTACGCGACGGAAAAATTAAAAAACCTAGTTTTGAACTAATATGCAAAATTGCTGACGCACTGGATGTCAGTTTAGATTATTTCAGAAAGGACTAGCATGAATGGATAAAACAACGTTAAGACCAAACTATTACAAAGACAAACGCGGTAAGGATTTATTCTCGCATTTCAAAGACGGCTTATTAAATCGTGAGCAGCTATCGGGTTTTTATCTTGGAAACATTATGAAATATCTCACACGTTATCGTGAGAAAAATGGTATTGAAGATTTAGAAAAGGCATCCGTTTATTTAGATCAATTAAAGGAGTTGGAAAAGGATGAAAAACGAAATTGCTGATCGGTTAGAAAAATATGCAAATGAAATTCGGGATAGCTATGATCCAAAAGATAATTTACGTGATGTGATTGCTGATTCATTGTGGTATCTCATTGAGTTGAGTAATGATCCAGTGCGATTGAAAATCGCTAATAAGTATGTTGAATACATCACAAGCGACACAATTGGCGTAAGTGATTACCAAGAGGCTGCTACTCCATTTAGCAAATCAGACGCGCACAAAATCATTAATGGTTTGGTGGTGGATATTGATGACTGAACGTTGGCAAACCGTTGAAGAATATCCTGATTATCAAGTCTCAGACTGTGGAAGATGTCGTAATCGAAAAACAAAGAATATTCTCAAACTTTATTACGATAAAAGCAATCGAACAATTTATATTGGATTGTATCGCAATCATCACCAACATCGTGTTTCATTGCCACGAATAGTTTATCAAGCATTCGGAACGGAGGAATTGAATAAGAATAAAAAGGTTGTTCATCTCGATGGTGATTTTCGCAACAATCAAATCGAAAATCTGGGGTGTCAAACATACACACAACCATCTGAAAAATCATATCACTGGAAGTTGATCCATGAAGATGGTACGGAAGAATGTTTTTACACGTTATTTGATGTTCAAAAATCATTCAAAAATACTCCTGAGTATCGAACTAATGAATTGTATGTGCGTAAATTAGCCCATAAAAACGCTTGTGAGCTCGTTCAATTAAATGAAGGTGTAATTACATTCAGAGACAAAAAAGCTGCGACAGAATATCGTAATAAGGTTTTAGAGTTCGTTCATTATTGCGAAGATAAATATGGGTCAATGATGTATGTTGATGAATCTGATCCAAAGGTTATCGAATATCGCAAAGTTATCTAGTCGTGGTGTCGGGAGTGGTTCGACTCCGTGAGCGGCTGTTATCCGGATAAATAAAATTAAGGAAGTGAAGAAAATGGCTAAATTTGTGAAGTTGGAAAAAGGAGACTATGTCAACATTGACAAAATAATCAACATTGCACCTCAACAATACGAATATTTATATGGAAACAAAGATTGCGAAACCAGCGATGATGATTTTGTGGCAATTATATCGGTTGGATATAGTTCTCCAATGAATATAACCATCACTAAAACAGACGTCGACAACATTTTGAAAGCGAGTGAAGAATAATGCAATTCATAATCGGAATTGGAATTGGTGTAATCATTTCAACGGTTATCTTTATTATTGCTTTTTCACGATTTTACAAATGGTTAAAAGATGATGATTTAGAAAAAGAAAGAGAATGGAATAAAAAGTTTGATGAAGACTTTGAAAAGTTAAGGCGTAAGAATCAGAAAATCAGAGATGAGGTAGAAAAATGAACAACCGGTGGAGAAAATGGGCAAATAAAAACAATTTGATCAGTTCAAAAACTTATGCCGGAAATAAAAGTTATGTGATCAACACAGAAGTTATGGTAGGGAATTCAGAGTGTATGTTTCCTGTTGAAGTATCACGCAAAGACTATCTTTGTTATGCCACACCGAGTTTCAGAAAAGGAGTGAAGAACTATGCATAAAACAATAATGTTCTGTACTGTTGTTGCTTTTGCAACCATAGTTTTACTCGGTGAATTGATAGCAGCAGTTAAGTTAAATAAAAATGGCGATGATGATTTAAGTTTTATATCAATTATCATACTTCCGTTTAATCTAATTATTTTCATGACTGTAATTTCTTTTATTGGGCAATGATAACGAAAGGAGCAAATCATTATGCAACTAAGCGTCGGTGATTTGATTGAACTTGCCGAAATTGGCAAGACAGGAAATATCGAACTGGATAGCATGGCAAAGGTCGTACTTCACGAATGTTCGAATATGCTGGAATTTGAAGCAGATTATTACGAAAGGGAGAAAAAACGTGAGCAAAAGAAATAAAAAACGTAGCGTATTGAAGAAACGTAAACGGAAAATGAACTACAACGGTATTAAACCGGGTAATTTAGTTCAATGGCAAGGAATGAAATATAAAGTTGTTGCTTTGCTAAAACATGGCTGTTTGTTACTTGATAATGGGGCAAAACCGCAAGCAAAGGAGTGCGAACGTCTTGAATGAAACAACACTCTACTTCATTACGCTTGATAATCAAGTGAAGAAAATCAACCGTAGTGTTAAAGATCTTGGATATAAAGATGTTGCTAAGAACGATTATCGAATTACTTTAGACGACGTTGAGTGCCGTGTCGATCGTGAAACGTGGAATTATATCTGGGACTGGTTGTCATGGCATTAGTGATTTCAATCGTGATTGAATTTATTCTATTCGTTGCTATAATCAGTATAAAAAAATAACGCCACAATCGGCGTCACTACAATAATATCGACAATATTATTATAACAGATGGAGATGACGCATTGTGGACTTATTTCCAGATATTGACTATAAACGGACCGCAAATAATGTACGTGATTACTTGGATAATAAATTGCCACGACTATTAAGAATGGTTAATGAGAGCCCAGCGAGTTTGAAGTCACCTGTTATCTCAGATATGCCGGTTAATCACGACAGTGGAGAAAATCATAATGAAGAAAAATTGATTAGATACATTGCTGCTAAAGATATTATTAATGGTATTTCATTAGCACTCAATAATTGCTCTCAGACGGCCTTTATTATTCTTGAAGGTAAATACATTAAAGAGTTAACAGATTGGCAAATATCGCAAAATATGGGGTATTCTAAGGCGAGATATTTTCAGTTAAAAGATGAAGCATTCAATGAGTTTGCAGATAGATTAGAGATGCAAAAAGGATGTCCTGATTTGCATATTTACGAAGAAGAATTAGTTTAAAAACTAATTCTTTTTTTATTGAAAAAGTGTTGACTTTGCACTTAATTAAGTGTATTATAATAATTGTAGGAAGGAGGTAAGCTTTTATGAAACCACGAAAAAAGCTGACGTTTGAAGAAAAACTGGTCATCATTCAAATCGTTCTTCAAATTGTCAGCATAATAATCAGTTTGATTAAGTAATCAAACAATAGGAGCAAAGCAATCAAGCTGAACTCCTATTTCAGTGTATCATAAAGGCGCAGCGATATGAAGAAACTAAATAGATTAGATTGGTTGTTAATCGTGTTAATTGGATTAACGATTGTGAATATTATTATTAAGTTGGTGAAATAGAATGGCAATATCTGAAGCTAGAAAAAAAGCTAATAAGAAATGGAACAATAAAAATAAAGAACGTATGAAATACTTGCGTTATCGTTCGTATACCAAAACGTTTATTAATCAATTATCAACTGTGGATGATTTAGATGAACTCTCTGTATTAATTGATAAACGGCGCAAAGAATTGAAGTGATAAATAATGTTATATGTTTTAGGATTGGCATTGTTGTTTTTGATATTGTACGTAGTTATATATGTCGTATTAATATCAACTGTGGGTGTGGTTGCAATTCAATTGCTTAAGTATGGTTTGTTTGTTCTTGGATTAGTTGGTGTTGGATACTTGATTGGCAACCTTATCGTTAAATTGATTCATAAATAAAATCAGACTTTTATTAGACTTTTTGTAGACTCCAATCAGACTCAAACCATTGTATTATGATAGTGTTGAAAAATACAGATAAGCGATAGCGAAATGCTACCGCTTTTTTTATTGGAGTGAACAGCAATGCCAAGAGTTAGACGGTGTCGATTCAATGGCTGCCATGCAATGTGTGAGTTGCCATTGCATTATTGTAAGCAACATGCAGAACATGAGCAGGAATACCTTGAATCACGCATGAAGTGGGCACGTAGTCATAATAAACA